CTTCTGAATGGCGACGACATCACAACAGGCCAGCCTACGGTTGGTTCCTCCAGTGTTGCCCAAGACCACGACCTAGCTGCTGATGGTTTGACGACAGGATCACCTGTTGTTCAGTCGTCAACACTGGTTGAGGACCATGACCTAGCACCAACGGCTATCACGGCTGGTCAGCCTACGGTTGGTTCGCCTACGGTCACACTGACGACAGCAATAAACGCTGATGGCATTACCACAGGTCAGCCTATTGTTGGCTCTGCTGATGTAGCACAGGATCACGACCTGAGTCTTGTCGGCATTGTGACAGGTCAGCCTTCTGTCCCTGCTATTACGATGGCAGAGGAAGAGACCTTTAGCGCCAACCCCATTACTGCTGGTCAGCCTATCATTGGCGCACCTGACATTGCTCAAGGGCATGACCTCAGTCTCACAGCTATTGTCACTGGCGTACCTTCAATCCCCTCAGTCACACTTGGACAAGAGGGTGAGCTAGGCCTTGACCCGATTGTTGCAGGTCAGCCTGTTCTTGGCTCTCCTAGCATTGCTCAAGATCAAGACCTAAGCCTAACATCTATCAGCACTGGGGCACCCACGATCCCCGGCATCACCATGTCGGAACAGGAGACGCTCAACGCTGATCCTATCGCTTCCGGTGTTCCTGTTCTTGGCTCTGCTGGTATTGCTCAGGATCAAGACCTCAGCCTGACAGGTATCGTCACTGGCGCACCTGACCTTGGCAACCCAACCGCTTCTGAGGCGCAGGTTCTTGACCCTGCCGATATTGTCACGGGCCAGCCCACAGTCGGTTCTGTTGACATTGGCACGATCCACAACTTAGCCCCTGTTGGCATCACGACTGGCCAGCCAAGTGTTGATGCCTCGACGATTGACCAAGACCACAGCATTACGCCTGCTGGCATCACCACAGGCCAGCCTGTTGTTGGTGCGTCGGTAATTGTCCAAGACCAGACCCTAATCGCAGCTAACATCGCCACAGCTCCCCCTACAGTGGGTTCTGCTGATGTTGTGGCCATTGCCACCCTAGACGGCGACAGCATCACCACAGGCCAGCCTAGTGTCTCTGAGGCTACAGTAGTTCAGGTTCACGATCTAACGGCTAATGGTGTTACTACAGGTCAACCTGATGTACAAGCCAGTACGATGGTCGTCACGTTCATTCTGCTGGGTAACGACATCACTACGGGTCAACCTGTTGTAGGTGAGCTATCTATCAACGCAAGTGGTCGTAGGGTTATCTCTATCACAAGTAGTTCGATTAACAATGTTACTCTGGCTGAGACTTACAACTCAGCTACTACGAGTGGCAACCAGAATAAGGTAGCTTAGAATGGCTTTTAACATTAAGCAAAACGACACATCTCCTTCTCTACAAGCTACCCTAAAAGATGCACAACTTGTACCTGTAGATATTACTTCTGCTACAGTCAAGTTCCACATGAAGTCACTAGATGGTGTTGTTAAAGTAGACGAGACGATGACTATCACGGATGCTGAGGGTGGTGTCGTTCAATACGACTGGCAAACTGGTGATACTGACACTGTTGGCACTTACTATGTAGAGTTTGAAGTGACCTACGCTGATGCCTCTATCGAAACCTTCCCTAACACTGGTAGCTTGGTTGTGTCCGTAGTTCGAGAGTTAAACTAATGACTACATGGACTAGGAACCTCTATGAACATGACTACCTAGCCATAGCTAAGGGTGAATCTAATGATTACTCCGCCAGAAACATCTTCGGTTATAATGCTCTTGTAGGCACATCTTATATTCCCCTGTGGGAGAACAACACAGTTTACACACAGCCTACTACTGGCTTGAACATGACTGTTACCTCTAACGTAGCTGACGATGGCGTAATCATCCGTATTATTGGTCTTGATGTAAACTATGAGATTATTGCGGAGAATGTTACGCTAAACTCCGCTGTACCACCTACGACAACTCTAGAGTTCTTCCGTATTAATGATGTCGTTACAATCTCAGGCAATGCAGAGAATGATATTACCGTAGCTAACGGTGGCATCACTTACGCTAAGATCAGGGGTGGTGACGGTAAGAACCAAGCTAGTATCTACACAGTACCCGCTGGGCATAGCTTGTACCTAGTTCGTATTGATGCTTTCTGTGCCACTGCTGCTCAGAACAACAGGCAAATCTTCTTCAGGAACCTCGCTTGCTTACCCAGCGGTGTAAAGTTGAGGGTAGCGGAGACTTCCTTCTTGGAGACTATGAACATTCAACGTCAAGTTCCTTTCAGGTACAACGAGAAGACTGACATTGAGTTTCAGCTTCATGGTAGTTCTGGCGAACAGTTTGTTAGTGTCTTTGGTGAAGCTATCCTATGTAAAAACGTAATAACAGGTGAACCATAATGGCCCAATACGCTAATGACATATTTACTACTGAGCCTGAAGCTATCTCCCGTAGTTATGACATGGGCCTCAATGGTGTTACTCACGTCTCTGATTACGATGGACAGGCTGTGTATATGCCCGGTGAGAGCCATGAAGCATATCTAGCGTACTACGAAGGCGATAAAGCTAAAGAGCCTTCAGTGGACCGCTTAGAGGCTCTCAGGACTATCGTACAAGAGATACTAAAGACTGACTTTGCTAAAGCTGAGTATCAAGGTGAAACTGTCACTCTGAACAAGCCTCGTCGTATTAAAGGTGGCAACAAGAAGTTTGAGGTGTTCGTACAGGACGGTGGTAAGGTCAAACGGGTAGCTTTCGGTGATCCTAACATGGAAATCCGTAGGGACGATCCCAAAGCTCGTGCCAATTTCCGCTCCCGCCATTCCTGTGATACCAAGAAAGATAAGACAACGGCTGGCTACTGGTCATGTCGTATGTGGGAATCCAACACATCGGTGGGTGAAATGACAAAGAATATCGAAGGTAAAATCCTTAAGACTGACGACGAACAGCGTATGGTCTACGGATGGGCTTCTGTAGTTACAGAAAAAGGTGAAGCGGTTATTGATCGTCAGGGTGACGTTATCGAAGCTGGAACACTGGTAAAAGCCGTTAATGAATTTATGGAGCATGTGCGGGTCGGCAAGGCTATGCACGTTGGAGATCAAGTTGGCGTAGTTGTCCACTCTCTTCCTATCACTAAAGAAATTGGTGATGCTCTTGGTATCCAGTCTGACCGTGAAGGATGGGTTGTCGCTTACAAAGTATTCGATGATACCGTCTGGGCTATGGTTAAATCTGGTGAACTCGCTGCGTTCTCTATAGGTGGACGTGCTATCAAGGAGGAAATCTAACTTGCCTAATCTCCTGAAAAACTTGCACCTTGAAGAACTTTCCCTTGTGGATCGTCCAGCCAATGCACAAGCAATGGTCTCTCTCTTCAAGCGTGACAATTCCGAAGAGGAAATTACGAAAATGAACGAAGAAATGGAAGCCAAAGTAAAGGCGTACATGGACGACAAAGGCTGTGGCCGTGGTGAAGCTATGAAAGCTCTCGGCTACGACATGGAAAAAGCTGATGAAGCTGTAACAGAAGAAGTCGCTGAGAAAGCTGCTCCTGAAGTTGAAGCTGTAGAAGCCCCTGAAGTTGACGTTGAAGCACTTAAGGCTGATTTTGATCGTCTTTCTGCTGAGAACCAACATCTCCGCAAAGGTTTGATTGACAATGGTTACGTTATCCGTGCCGACTCAATCGAGAAGAAAGCGGAAGAAGAAATGATGGACATCGACGGTGAGATGGTAGCTAAGAGCGACATCCCAGCCCCAGTCCTGAAAGCACTTGAAGCTGCTGCTGTAGCCAAGCGTGAACATGAAATCGAAAAGGCTGACCTTGAGTTGACAAAGAAAGCGGAAGAAGTTCTGCCACACTTTGAAACTGGTGCAGCTAAGTCTCTCCTGAAGTCATTCTCGGAAGATGATGGAATTATGGAAACCCTCAAAGCTGCTGATGCTGCCTTTGCTGCTTCCATGCAAGAATTTGGTAAGTCCGATGTAGACGGTGAGTTCGCTACCTCTGCTGACAAACTGGATGCTCTCGTAAAGTCCTACATGGACGAAAACCAACTGAAAAAGAGTGAATTTGCTAAGGCTTACGCTGCTGTAGCTAAGACCGAAGAAGGCAAAGCACTCATCACTAAATCCTACAAAGGGGAATAATCATGGCCGTCATGCAATCTCGTGATAACCGCACTTTCATCGCTGGGGAAGACCTTTCCGCAGCACAATTCAAATTCGTAACTCTGGAAGCCGATGGTCAAGTTGATCTGGCTGACGCTGCTGGTGAGAACGCTATTGGCGTATGTCTCGCTGGTGCTGCCGCTGGTGCTGCTGTAACAGTATGTGTCTCTGGCTCCGTAATGGTAGAAGCTGGTGGTGCTATCACTGCTGGCGACCAAATCCAAACTGGCGCTGACGGTACTGCCCTCTTGGCTGCCACTGGTGATGTTGTACTTGGTTATGCCCGTGAAGATGGCGTAGATGGTCAGATCATCGAAATCGAAATGATCCAAGGCGGCAACGTAGCAGCCTAATCTAGCATTTAAAGGAATAATCTAATGCCACTTTTGACCCCATCACAGGTACATATCGACCAGCCGTTGTCCAACTTGACACTGGCCTATGTACAAGAACAAACTAACTTTGTCGCTGATAAAGTATTCCCAACCGTAGGCGTTGCTCGTCAGTCTGACAAGTATTACATCTATGACCGTGCGAACATGAACCGCTCTGGTGACGTAAAGAAACTTGCGCCACGCACAGAAGTTAACCGCATCGGTATGGCAGTTTCTAACGCTGCTTATTATGCTGACGTTTATGGCCTCGGCATGGACTTCGATGAGCAGACTATTGCTAACGAAGATGCAATGTTGGAAATCCGTTCCGCTGGCGCACAGACATTGACAACTCGCTTGTTGATTGACCGTGAAGAGCGTTTCGCTGACACCTTCTTCAAGGCTGGCGTCTGGACTACAGACGTAACTCCTGCAAACCTGTGGTCTGACTACACTAACTCTACACCAATCACTGATGTAACTACTGGTCGTCGCACCATGCAGTTGGCATCAGGTGGCTTCAAGCCAAACACAATGGTTGTTGGTAAAGAAGTTCGTGACGTTCTGGTTAACCACCCAGACATCCTTGCCCGTTTGAACGGTGGCGCAACTGTATCAAACACAGCTTTGATTACAGATGCTAAACTGGCAGAAATCTTTGAAGTAGAGAACTTCTACGTCATGGAAGCTGTTAAGAACGGTGCTGTTGAAGGTCTGGCCGAAAGCAATAGCTTCATCGGTGGTAAGAACGCTCTGTTGGTACACACACCTCGTGCATCCGGTCTGATGACCCCTGCCGCTGGTTTGACATTCGCATGGAACTCAGTTCCCGGCGTAAACAACCTCGGTGTTACCGTTGAGTCCTTCTCTGACGATGCTCTTAAGCGTCAGCAAGTTGCAGAACACATCCAAGTTAAAATGGCTTATGACATGAAAGTCACAGGTGCAGACTTGGGTTACTTCTTCTCAGCCGTAGTCGCCTAAGCGATAATACTAAAGGTGTACCCTGAGCTTAACGGCTTGGGGTACAACCCAATATATAACAGAACGTAACAGTATTCATATAATGGAGAGTCCCTATGCACCCCACATACTTGGGTTGGCAGGTCGATTGGCCTGTGTTTATCAAGATGCCTTTACTGGCGGATAATACAAATTGGAAACGTGGAGATCACTTTAACTGGGCAGAGCGAGGTATAGACCAAGATAAGGTTGCTACCCTATACGCCGCAGGTTATATCCACCACAATAAAGAACTAGAGGTTCAGAACAAGGTTGGAGATCGACTGTCTGAACTCGCTGGTAAAGACTTAGAGACCTTAGTGAACTTACTTAATGTCGAGGTAAACAAACGTACCTCCAGTAAGACAGAGTTTGAATCTAAGAAGTGTAAGAAGTCTAAGATTGACGATAAGCAACGTGGTCTAATCAGACGCTTCCTTAATGTTAATCGCTGGATTACAGAAGACTTCTACGACATTCGAGACAAGGTTCTCGCTGACTAATAACAACACCAGTTCGCTGGCACTCAGGAGACGACTTACATGGCATGGTCTTACGATCCTACAGACTTGGACACTACCACGGCTTCTGGTCGTCTCAACACAGTACGACTGCTAGTCGGGGATACTGACACGGTTGACCAGCAAGCGCAGAACGAAGAGATTACATTTGCTTTATCTGAGAATGGTAACAACGTGTATTACTCAGGGGCTTGGGTTGCACGTTTAATCTCAGCTAAATACTCCCGACAAGTAACGACACAACTGAGTGGAGCCTTAAGTGCTGATTACTCAGACTTAGCCAGACAGTATAAAGCACTAGCAGATGACCTAGAGTATCAAGGTAAGACCGCAGGTGCTTCGGTGGGTGTCCTAGCTGGGGGTATCACTAAGAGTGGCATTGAGGCTGTACGAGCTAACACTAACCGTATCGAAGGCTCATTCCGTAGAGATCGTTTTAAGAACCCACCAAGCTATCAAACACCTGAATACGAATAAGGAGTAAGATATGTCATTCCGCTCCTTTGACCTGCTTAACCTAGTTAGAGACTTTGGGGAGACCCTAACTCTACGCAAGGTTACTACTGCTGGTACATACAATCCAGCTACAGGGACAGTAGACAGTTCTGTCACTACAGACTACTCCGTTACGGCATACCTCTATAACTATAACGTAGGTGTTGCGGGTGGTAATGATGAGGTTGTTCGTGGTACTCGCAAGTGTGTCATTTCAGCTTTGGGACTAACTGTTGTCCCTGACTTTGACGATCTGATTATCGGTAGTGGCGACACAGTTAAGATTACCTCTGTCATGTCGTTATTTTCCGCTGGTACTGCTATAGGTTACATCTGTGACGTAGGGGAATAATTTATGTCAAAGCAAAGCACCATTAAGATAAATAAGAGCTTTGACGACAAGTTTCTTTTGCTTGGTCAAACTGCGGAAGGGTTAGTAAAGGATCGACTGTTTTCAATAGCAGATACAGCAATATCCTTATCCCCAGTTGATACGGGCGCTTATGTAGAATCCTTTTCTATGCTACCTGTAAATAAAGGTGGGGGTCGCTCAAAACGATCTGAAGTTCGTACCCCAAGTGTTCATAAAGGCACTGCAAGCAGACAACAGTTTACAGAAATAGCCAGAGACAATCTTTACGGAGATATAGAAAAGTACGCTATTGCTGACGACGAGAAGGTTGTTCTCAGGAACCGCTCACCCCATGCTAAAGACGTAGAGGAAAGTGGCCCATCTTGGAGAAAGCCAGGCTATAAAGTTTTTGCACAGATAAGGAATATCTATGGCTAGTATTCAGAATGATATTCGGGCTGCACTTGAGAGCCACTTAGCTGGAACATCCGGTCTCCCCGACATAGCCTATGAGAACGTAGCATTTGAGCCTGTGACAGGCACTAGCTTCCTCAAGGTACAATACCTCCCCACGGTCACTAGACCTGCTGTAAGGGGCTTAAACCCACAACTGAGATACCAAGGTGTATTCTCCGTAACAGTCTTTGCCCCCGAAGGTCAAGGCCCAGCTACCGCAGACGACTACGCTAACAAAGTGATAGACGCCTTCGCAGCAACCACTGACATCTCGTTTACCAATGGTGATGCAGAAACAATCATAGTGTCTATTGACTACGCTGAACGTCAGCAGGGAATGATAGATAGTCCTTGGTACTTTGTTCCGATTAACATCGGCTGGTACATATACAAATAACTTCCAATAGGAGAAACCAACATGGCCTTTGCACAGGGTTCACGCTCCAGTCTGTCGTTTATTACCGAATCTACGTTTGGTACGACACCCGCTGGCAACTTTACTAACCTCCCATTCAGTACACATTCTTTAAACCTAACTAAAGATCGTGTTGCTGGTACTGACATTCAAGCTGACCGTATGGCTCGTGTTGATCGTCATGGCAACCGTCAAGTAGGTGGCGACATTGTTGTTGACCTCCGTGATGGTGACTTCGACGTATTCCTTGAGTCAGCTATGCTTAACACTTGGGCAACTAACGTACTTAAAGTTGGTACAACACCCAAGTTCATGTCTATCGAAGACTACGCTGCTGACATTGACCAAGCTCGTGTATTCACAGGCATGTCAGTTTCCACTATGGGTATCTCTCTTGCTCCTAACCAGATGGTAACTACTACCTTCGGTATGGTAGGCAAAGACATGACCATGAGTGCCACTGAGAAGACACAGGATGCTGCCTCTGGTGCTGCTCCCTTCGATGCTTACTCAGGTGACATTTCCATCGGTAACGTAGGCGGTGCTGCTGCTGTAGCCATCGTGACAGCCCTTGACTTCACCTTGAACAACTCATACGCACCTACCTTCGTCATTGGCGATGATAGCGCACCTTCCCTTGAGTATGGTCGTGCAGAAGTTGAAGGCACACTGACAGCTTACTTTGAAGATGCTGCGTTAATCAACCGTTTCCTCAATGAGACTGAAACTGAGATTGAAGTATCCGTAGATGATCCTACAGGTGCTAACTCTTATACCTTCCAGTTTCCACGAGTGAAAATCAACTCTGCTGATGTTGGTGTCGATGGCCCAACTAGCCGTATGATCTCTATGTCCTTCGTAGCCCTCTATGATGCTACAGAAGGGACTAACCTTAAGATCACACGCCCAGCATAACTGGATACCTAGCTAGGTAGTGGAGGCTCCTGAGTCGGGTCGGGGGTCTCCACGTTAATCAACCCGACATAACTTCCCCCGAAAGGAAACCCCGATGGACTTGAAAGACCTGACACCGAATTTAGACGACATTGTTGTTGAGATTAAGCACCCAGCAACAGGTGATGTACTTAAGAATGACGATGGCACGAATATGACGATTACTATTCTTGCGCCCCATTCTAAAGAATATAAGAAAGCTCAACATGAGCAAATCAGCAAGCGGCTTAAGAAAGCTCAGAAGAGTAAGTCTCAAGATGTTGACTACTCAGATCTTGAGGAAGCTACGCTGGAGGTCTTAGCTAAGACGACTAAGGCTTGGAACATTACCTACGGCGGAGAGATGCCTAAGCTCACTGTCGCTAAGGCCAAAGACATTTACGAAGAAGTCTTTTGGATTAAGAGCCAGCTTGAGGAGGTTGTGACTGACTCTCTGGATTTTACGAAGGTCTGATCTGTGAGTTAGTTGAGTGGGCTGAACATCAGTTCAAACTAAATAGACCAGATCAGAACGGTACTACAGAACGAGAACATCTTGAACAAGTAGAGAGGCAGACTGGACGTAGAGTAGAAGCATTGGAACCCCCGACACCCTTCCCCATGCTAATATCCCACGTTTGGTCTGCCTTTATTGCTTTAAGCTCTAGCAGAGGGTCAGGCTTTAGTGGCCCAGCGCCTATTACATATGAGCAGATTAAGGCGTGGAAAGAACTTACGGAAACATCTGTTGAGCCTTGGGAGATTGAGGCCATCAAGAGAATAGACCTAGAATACTTAAGGGTGGCAAATGGCTGACGATATTAGACTGGTAATTGGTGTTGAGCAAAGTGGTCTTCTTAAGGCCATTACCAACACTGAATCCCTTGAGAAGAAGGTCAAGAAGTTATCTAATGCGTATGCTCGGGATGCTGTCAGCTATGGTCGTTATAATAAAGCCATAGGTGATCTAGCCACTGCCACAAAGAAGAGCAAGAAAGAACTCCTTGACTATGGCAAGGCACTCAGGGCAGGTGAGCAAGCTACCAAACAAGCCGAATTGGCAACTAAGCAGTTTGCTCAGGCTAGAAGAGATGCCACAGCAGAAGATCAAAGACGTACCGCAGAGGCTAAGAAGGCCACTCAAGCTGCTGCACAACAGTCTGCTGAGGAGGAGCGCCTTAAGAATAAGTTTGTTCAGGGTTATACTGCCGCAAGCCTGTACTCTAAGGAGCTTAATGACCTTGGTATTGCCCGTAAGAGGGGCATAATCTCCATTGAGCAGCAGAGGGTTGCCCTAGATCGTCTGAACAAAGAGTACGCTGAAGGCTCTGGTCGTTTTGCTATGTACGCAAATGCTATGGGCAAGAGCGCCAACCGTGCTGGGGTTGCTATGCAGCAGACTGGTTATCAGGTGGGTGACTTCTTAGTACAGGTTCAGTCCGGCACTAACCCAATGGTTGCGTTTGGTCAACAGGCTACACAGTTGGTAGGTATTCTTTATTTACTACCTCAAGCTACCCTTGCTGCCAAGGTTGCCATCATGGGTCTTAAGGTATCTATGGCAGCCATAGTCGCTATCGTAAGTATAGCGATTCCACTTATTACGGCCTTTGGTGCTTACTGGATGCGCTCTAAGAAGAGTGCCGATGAAGCAGCGTCTGCTGTTGACAAATTGAAATCAGCAATAGATGGGCTAGAAAGTGTTACTTTTGATAGCAAGTCAAAGGGTTTGGGTGCATTTGAGGAGAAATGGAAGAGTATCCTATCTCTACAAAGAGAGTACCTTACAGAACAAATTAAGATGTCTCGCACTGACTTATTTAGCGAGATGAATTTATCAGATGCCACTGCTGCATTAGAAAAACAGCTTGCGCCCATTGAACTCGGTTTTAAAGAAATGCCTCGCATGAGAGAAATCTTTGCGGAAAGTCAAGACCCCGGTGCCGTGGCTTACAGAAAGCAGGCAGCAGAACTTTCAAAACTTAAGGCCATTAGAACTGAGCTTAATAATCTAGACCTCACCAGCAGTAAAACTATGGCAGATAGTTTTCGTCTGGC